CATCAGTCACAGTCAGCCACTTCTCGTGGCCGAGGTTTTTCAACAAAAGTTCGCCTGATTTATCATCAACTTCAAAAGTTGATTTAGCTTTAATTGTAACTATGACACCATCGCCACAGTTATAATCCTTCCACTCTTTAGTGGAATTGTTTTTTAACCACATATTTTTTTAATTAATAGCTATGGCTTGAATATAAGCCTGTACATAGTCACTCGGGTCTGTTGAAATATCTTCACCATACATTACTAAACGTAAATATTTAGCACCATCTGTAAAATACATCCTACTTTTTGTTGTGGTATTAACCCCAAAATCTATAGCATCAACTATAGTTAGTAAAGTAGCGGGAGTAGAGGTGCCAGCTGCAAAGGGGTCAATTAATACTAATCCTTTATTATTCAAATAACCAATAGTTGATGTATTAGTATCAAAAAATGTTGAACCATCATAACTCAATTGTGGTTTAATATACAAGGTACTAGTAGCTGTTCCGCCCTTACCTTGCATAAATACACGAACTGCATAAGCTCCATTTAAAGTAATGTCTTGCTTTACTGTTAAACCACCACCATTTAAAGCTGAGTCAGTTGTTGTACTTGAATCTTCAACATAAACATTTGGCATCCTACCCATACTTGCGGCAGCACCTATTAAAGTTAGCGGTTCAAGGTCGGCAGCTCTTGATGAACCAAACTCTGCATTATCATACGCAGCGTAACCACCACCACCAAGTAACAAAGCGATTATGAAACCGATTATACCTTTTCTAGTTTTCATATTATTTTTTCTTTAATGTTTTTTTGTCCTTTGGTTTTTCAACCTTTTTTTCTTTTGGTTTAGCCACAGGTGTAGGTTCCTCGTCTGTGACTTCAACCAAAGGTGTAAGTAATCTCAAGAAATTTTTAGCTGCACGTTCGCTAGCAATTTCAACTACATTACCTTTCTTTACTGTAACGATATTACCGTAGCCACAATTGTACTCTACGATGTCATCGTTAGAAACGTTTTTAAACAACATATTGTTTTTGTTAATTAATTATCTAGTCCTATCCCCCACAGGGTGAGGGATAGAGTAGGTATTTAATCCTAATTCGGGTCTGTGCAAGTAATCTTAGCTGCAGTTTCACCTCTACTTCGTATGATATTCCAGTTTGTTCCATCAGATATAACTTGAACAAAATCACCGATTTCTTCGCCATCGGCAATAAAGTTAATTTTATCTTCACCAGAACAAGCAACAACAGCACTGTTTACAAATAATGTACCATTAATATTATCACCTTCAGCAGAAGCCAAAACCCAATTATTAGTTGCAAAAGCAGCTAACACTTGAACTTCATAAATAGCACCTGTGTTGGTTACAGCAGGTAAGGTAGTAGTAGCACCAGTACCTTTAATCAACTGTACTTCACCACTTTGTGCAGCAGTTAATGTAACAGCCACTGTATCAGTAGTAGTAGCAGAACGAAATCCGTTAAGCTCACCACCAACCGCCCAAGCACCTGTGACACTACCACTCGCTAAAGTAGCAGCACCTGTTGAGGTTATGGTAGCTGTAGTCAATGCTCCACTTAAAGTAAGTGAATCATAATTAGTAGTACCACCAAATACAGTGTCATTCATAGCATTAGCAGCAGCTAGTAAGACATCAGCATTTACTTCAGTGACAACTCCAGCTAGCTCAATCAAATCATTGACTTTGCTATCTTGAGCTGCTTTGACAGAAAAGGTAACGCTGACAGCAATAACTAAAATACCTACCAAGATGAAATGAAAATTCTTTTTAATAAATTCCATGTGGTATTTAGTTTAAGTTAATTAATCAGCTGTTCCATCTGATGCTGCTGTATATTCAAAGTTTGAGAATCCAAAGGCACAAGCCATGTCAACTGAGACACGAATAGACTTTGTATCAAAGTCAACTTCTTGTTCAATCTTTGGGTCAATCAATGAGACATACTTAAACGGCATGTTAGGAGCATCTTTAGCAACTACATACCAAGCGGTTTCAGAACCACTGTTAGCAGAGCCAAGATATACAGAAGTAATAACATCAATCATACCACCGTTAAAGTAGTTGACATCATTATTACCTGTGCCACTTCTCAATTGAGAATCAGTAATTTCAACTGCTGTTTTCTCCAATGCTGGAGGAACAATCAATAAAAATTTACCTTCATAAGCAATAGGAAGGCCACGACCGTTTAACTGTTCACGCACCATCTTAAGGGCTGTGTACAGATTTGTTTCACTTAATACTGGGTCTGAAGTCAATCTGTTAGACCGATTAGAAACACCAGCAACAAGTGATGGATGAGCTGTAGAATAAAGAGCTACAGCGTCGCTCAAACGAGCGGTAGGAAAATTAGAACTAGAATCAGATGTAGCAAAACCGTCTACGAATACTTGCCATGCCCATTTGTTCAATGTGCGGTTGGCAGCAACCATATTTTGTTTTACTTCACTCAATTTAGCTTCTAATTCAGAGCTTCTGGTGTTAGCTAACATCTGTGTGATGCTAACGACTTTACCAGATTGTTTCATGACATATTCTGTCTTGTAAGCATGATATGTTTTATCTTCTTTGACAGAATCGCCTTCTGCGAAAATCTCTAGGTAGTTAAGACCAGTAACGCCTTCGGTTCGATAAATCAAACCATCAGACTGTACTTTTTCAAAGATGCCTGCATCCATGAAAGATGGACCTAACTCCCGAGTTTCGTCGATGATTTCGTGAACACGTGCGGACACGCCTTCTACGAAGTCACCCCAATTACCTGTAATCATATAATTTTAAAAGTTAGGTTTATTAAGATTCGTAATGTGTCCAAGGTGATTCATAAATCATAACTAGGACTGAGTTGTCCGGTGCAGATGGGTCTGGGTCTTGGTCAAAAATTACCCATGATGATGAAGTGGATGTATGAGCTGTAGATTCATCAAGTTGAAGTCCACCTGCTAGATGGTCAATGAAATAACCACGCATATCAGAACCAGCTGTGGTTCCGGCTGTGGCATCCAAAGTTACACTGTAAAGAGATGAACGAGAAATATCAATCAATGCTCTTACAGTATTACTTGCAGGAGTAGTATAGTCACCGACAAAATCTCCGCTAGCACCATTATCAGTAACAGGAGAACCATCAGCTTTAACAAAGCCTGTAATTACTCCACAAACTGAACCGCCTGCTCCAGAAAATACTGCTACAGTTAAGGCATCGCCAGATAAAGAGACAGCTTCACCGACTGACCATGTTGATGAGTCAGCTAGTAGAAAGTCAGTAATTTCTCTACCACCATTAGGATTTAGACTCTTTTTATAAACAAAAGCCATAATAGTAAGGTTGTTAAATTAATTAAGCATTATCTCTAGCCACTTTGGTTTTGAGATAACGTTCAACATCGCCACCGAAATACTTCTCAGCCAATTTAATATCCTTGGGAGTGGCTTTAGATACGTCGACACCAGTAGCTCCTTTAGGGGGAACACCGGTACCAGCACCTGTACCACCAGCTTGGATATTTGAATCTTCTGCCAAGACCTTCGAACGCACCTTATCCTCAAGGGACTTAGTATATTCTGAAGGAAAGTTTTCCAATGCGGCTCTGTCGAGTTGTTCTGAGAGTTCTTCAACAGTCAAAGCACTACCTCGTTTAAAGCTATTGCTTATCTGGTCGATTCGCTCATCAGTATTAGCCCACGGATGTTTCTTTGTAAACTGCGAAAAAGCAGTTGCCAAATTAACCTCGTATGTAGACTTATTAAATTCTGTGATACGGGCATCAGCTGCAGCTTTACCGGCTTCTTCAGCCTTCTGCACCAGAGCTTCTTCGTCTATGGTAGAACCTTCAGGCTTTGTAGCCGGAGGTGCGTCTTTGCTTGCAAGTTTCTTAAGACGATTTTTTTCTACCATGCCGTCGAAGTCGGCTGCCTTCTTAGATTTAGTATCAAATTCCTTCTTAGGAATAGTTACTGTTTCTTCTCCTGTATCTTCAGGATTCTCAGGTTTTTTATCTTCAACAGCAGGAACGGGCTGTTCAGTGGTTTCCTCCACTACTTTTTCGGTTCCTTTTTCTTGTTCTGTCATATTGGTTTTTTTATTGGTCGATTACCCTTACCGACTAGTGTATCTTAAACTTATTTTTAAAACTTTGCCATTTTTCTAATTTCTTTGTATCGCTATCAGTTTCTTCTTCAATTAACATCACCATACGATGTGCGTCCAGTAATATCTTACAAATATTTGCCGCACCTTTAGCAATGGCACGGTCAGCTGCATCTCTGGCCTCCCAATGATTGAGAGTCTGTTGCGTCATTGTTACTTTCAATAACTTCACGACATCTTCACGAGTCTTAAACTTAAATAGTCCATAATGCTCCTGCTCAGATGTCTGTGTAATTTCCCTTTGCGATTTTAAATATACTCTCAATAACAAACGGTTAATAAATTTCATTTTAGAATTGTTCTAATGATTTTTCCGTTGAAGGTGCCGGAGGTGCGAACTCTGGGTTACGTGGACCAACTCCTTGGTTAGTCACTTCTTGTGGACTAGGACCTTGTTGTTGCGGTTCCACAACCACAGACTCTGGTTTATCAAACGCTTCAGCCAAATCCTTAGCACCATCAACAGGATTGAATAATGGGTCTTGACGTGTAAGTTGAAAATACTGAATGTTCTTATTCTTACGGTCAATCTCTGAATCCTTGACTGAGGCATTAGGTATCATTCTAACATCCAAATCAAATTCCCTGTGCATTAGATAGTCACGGTCTAAAACAATTGCTTCCACTTTTTGTTCTTCTGGCGGTAGAGCAGCTTGGTCAGCTCCTAAAAATTGTGGAGACTGTAGCTGTTCACCAGGAACAACTTCACTCGGACCACCAACAATCTGAATCTTCTTCGTACCAATTTTATTATTAGTCAACTTAGCATTTTCAATTTCAATATATTTGAATTGTTTCTTACCTGACTTTTTACGAGACGGCATAGAATAATACTGCAAGATGTTATACATTCTCAAACGATACTTGCGAGTCATATAGTCTTCCATCAACTGCAGTGTCAGTGCCGCAATATTCATAGCACCTTCCTGCAAAGACTGAACCTCAAACTTAGTTTTCCGCCCCCCTGTAGGAACTCCTTGAGCTTGGTCAGACAATGATGAAGTCTCCATACTTCTACGGATAAGGTTCAACATTGGAAAAGAAGCTGAATCAACATTACCGACATTAGCTTGCTGAACTTTAGCACCAGCGTCGATTTCATATATACGTCCAGGCTCTAAATATCCTTCTTCAAGGTTTGCTACACCATCAATAAATGTTGGAGAGTTCAAAGCTAGATATAGTTGGTCGAGCATAGCATTGAAAACTGCGTTATCAATATCTTGCATACCCATCAACTTATCTGGGAGTGATTTACCCCACAACAACTGGTGATGAATTGGTTCCCCAATACCTAACCAGAACGGTAACTTCTTATGATTCCAAGGGAAACATCCCCAATAAAGTTCTGTACCATTTGCCCATATACCGTGTTTATCTCTGGTCTCATCGTACCAATAAAGAACCAAAACATTAGATTGGTCGATATCAGAGGATATACCCCACGGCAATTTACCATCAGCATCCATATAAGAATTTGCGGCATATACAGTCTTAGCTTGTGGATATGCACCAAACTCTGCCATGAATCCATCGAGGGTCATCTCTCTAGCACGGAAACACTTCTTCATCTTAATACCGAAATCACGTGCTGACATCCACATCGTCTCAGGATAGAACTCATCAATCGGTACTATCTCACCATAGACATCATCCCAATCATCAATAGTCATGCTTTCAGTTTTCTTAGCACCAGTGTCTGGGTCAAACTCCTTGACATAATCTACCTTTCGTGTCCCTTTCATCCACGACTCATAACCAATTACTGTACCTTCCGACAGCACTGTAAATAATTCCCATATCAATTGGTTGCCATCACTATTGTGATAGTTGGCAGATTCCAACAAGTCGGTATAAACATTACGTCTGGCCGCTATATCATCTGTAGAGAAAATCGAAAACGGTTTCATTATAAGCTCCGGCTTCATTCTAGCAGAGGCTAACTTAGAAAGTATCGCAATCAATTTATCACGGGTTATTGGGTCAAAGACATTGTTCTGCCAATCCTCTTTGTGAGCCGGCTTCAAATGATACTCATTCATTCTATCAACGCTATCCTGAACATAGTTTAGGATATTACGATTGATGCCGTTTTTGTTAAAGGAACGAACTGATTGCAGTTTATGGTCTTTGTAGTCCTGAAACAAACTATAGTATTCACTATATCTTTGGTCCTTTCCAGGGCTATCGTTAAACGGAACCCGCTTCAATTCGTCGTTTATTTTATCTGGCATATTTTTAAATTATTATCTATATTTACGTGGGATTTGTTTTTTGAGACCTTTTTTTGTTTTCCTGTAAGCTCTCTCCGCCCTATTAAAGGCATTATTATAACCTCTTTGTTCAATAGGGAGTGTTTTGGTCTTCTTTAATTCTGCTTTAAAAGAAGTCTTTGCCATAGACTTGATATTCTTACGAGTCTGTTTTTTAGCTCTGCGTTTTTGACCAATAGCTTTTACACCTTTTTTGAACTGTTTCATGCTGTGCTCAAACAAAGCAGTGTTCTCTGGATTATCTGTAACATCCAAAGCAAATGGATTGTAATCCTTGCTAGTGTATTTCTTCTTAGTTGTTTTTGGTTTTGCTTTTTTGTAAACCGGTTTCCTTTTTTTACCAACTGGTTTAGTCTTTCTAGTTATCTTTGGCCTGGATTGTAAGGTAGGTTTCCTCTTTGGTCTTGATTGTAGAGTAGGCCTCCTTTTTTTTATTACTCGTCTTCTTTTTACTGGCATATCTTTATATTAGTTTATTATGTGACACCTGATATTGATGGTGCGTATGATTTCTTTTTAGTTTTATTCATTTGTTCAAAACGTTTGGTGAAGTTAAAGGCATAATATGTATATGCTTCACCGATATGCGAATGGATACTATGTTCCGGCACCTCAGATGTATTCATACCTGTCTTTGGTCGACGCATCTGCCAAGCAGAGAACATATCAATAGCCAGCGAGCAGACAGGTGAAATGCGGACTTGAGGAAGGAGATTCCTACCAGCAGCAACACGGGTTGCAATCTTCGTACGCTTGGAGCGGAATCTGATACCGTGCTTCCGTAAGATGTCTGCGTTGCTTTGACCAGAGGTTAAGGAACGGTTCTCGCCGGAATGTGGGTCACCGAAATGCAGAGCGGACTTATAAGGTTTAGAATCTACAACATCAATGTAGTGAAGGATGTTATCTCCCTCTCCACGACCATCGTTCACATACTCGTCTATAATATAGTGCTTGCGTTTATGTGGGTCATGCTGAATCCAAAGGAGTGCTGTTTGGTCAAGACCAAAATCCCAGGCAACATATAATGGGAGAGCGGGGTCGTACTCAAGGTCTTCCTGTACGTGTACATCAAGGGCAAACTCCCCAAAAACCTTACCAGCCATAGATGCTTCGTAATCGATATCCAACTCCTGATAAACTTCTGCCATCGTTGCAGCACGCTTACACTCACTATCATACCAAGGGGAACGTGGTTTCTCTAAGTCGTCATAATATATCTTTTCGGAGAACACAGGATGTAACGGCCAATGCAGGCGTAGGTATGGTTTCTCTTTCTTCCTATGGTCTTCAACAATCTGATAGAAGTAACAGTTCACACCTCTAGTATTCGGAGTGGATAGTGGTATACGACACTTGGTCGTAGCACTACATGATTGCCATGCAGCTCTATCTGTTTGCTCCCAAGATGTAAACTCATCAAAGAGAATTACTTTACGACGGTCAGAACGTCCAAAGTTTGTATTGTTGGATTCTCCGGCTATAGATGCAGAGTGTTGCGGGTGTACTAATATCATCGACTTATCATGCACACCTCGTTGTAGCGGGGGACATAGGAATGATGGTAGCTTCTCTGTGATGTATCTCGCCTTTTCCAGCAGTGACTTAATATTTCCACGGGTATCTACGTTCTCAGCTTTCTGAGAACCGACAAGACATTCCCATTCATGGAAATTCCAACCCCATACTAGAATAGCAATCAGTAACCAAGACATACCCATATCACGAGATTTCTCAATCGGGAGGTCATAACCTTTGGTTATGGCTTTGATGATATGGTTGGCTGCTTGTTCCTGAAAATCCCAAAGGAGAAACGGAATATCCTTACCTTCCGGGGTTACGGAACGTGGATTCTGAATCCATATATAATTATTGGCAAAGAACTTAAATGAGTTACGGCAAAGATTATATGTAACAGGTTGAGTAAGTTGTGACTGGGGATTGTTAGGGTCAGTGAGTAATTGATTATCAGTTCGTTCCTTAAGATGTTTCTTAAGAAGCCGCTGTTGCAGGCTGTTGGGTATAGGTTTTATTTCCAGCATTGTTTTGAATATGACTATTCAGCTGAGCACGAAGAAATTCTTCCTGCTTCTCTTTTGTGTCTAGGGCTCGGATAGTTTCTGCGACATCGAATCTTGTATGTGTGGTGTTAGTTTGTTTTATTTCTGTGGCACGGTTTAGATTAAGACGAGCAATGCGGTCCATCTTTTCAATAGCAGAAGACACCTTATCCATAAATAGATGAGGGTTCTCGGAGTTCTGGGCGTGGGTAATAGCTTCCTTGAGATAAGTAAGACCGGCATCGGTAAGCTCTTGGATAGCATCGGTTTGCTTGTCGAACTTTAGCTGAATGTTTTCTTCGGCTAGGCGTTTAGCTGATGTGTCTTCAGAGCGGAGGATTTGCTGAACCTTGGTTTGAGAGATTTTATAGTTCTCGGAAATGTTTGTAATAGAAAGACCGGACAGGTAGTCTGTCCGTACTGATACGGCGAGGTCTAATGGGGTCTCGGGTTTTATGAGTTTTTTATTAGGCATGGGGTTCTAATATACTTGGCATCCGATACGAGCCTATGGAAGAAACTCATTGTATCGGGGGCAAAAGAAAGCCAACCAAATCGGAAGCTAAATATATTAGGATATAGTAATTATACCATAGGACAGTGTTTAGGGCAAGTTTATAAGCGTCAACCTTTGGAATCTGAAAAATGGATTGTAAATTCTGAGGGTGCCTATAATTAATACAGGGGGCGGGGGAGGGTGGGTTGGTCAGTTATGGCACGATTGGACATTTTTGTCAAGTTATGTTATAACAGCATTGACAAAAACAGCTATACATTATCTAATATAGCCCGCCACATATTGAGCGGTGGGGATTTTGGCTAATGTTAGCGGATATTTATAGCACTTCGCTTAACATTGATTAAGCGAAGTGCTACACACTAGCGACGGCTTAAAACAGCAACGGCTTAAACTGTCAACGGGATAAGTTTAAACTACTGACAACTACTAATACAGCACGCCACCAGACGCCACCAGACGCCGTCTAAGCCCTTTAAATGCTATACACGAGCCCCAGTCCTGACGCAATGCTATATATCTA